GAGTGACAACGTGGACGTGATCATCGGCGAGGTGCTTGAGCTGGTCGAGGGCGGGTGGATGCCGGTGTCTATGTGGGTTGAGGTCGAGCCTCGAGCCTCGACCTACCACCGGTCGCGACCGCACGACGGATACACGATCATCGATCGTCGACGCGTCGAAAATGTGGACGCATCGGGAAAATCTGTACCGTTTTTTCCTCGCGACCGGGACCCGGGACACCCGCGCCATGTCCCCAATCCCTCTCCCCGCCGCCCCGATAGTCACCAATCATGACCGATTTGCTCCCGGCCCGGCCGATGGTCGGCAGCGCCGAACCACGGCTCGCCACGCCGCCCCTGGTGCCGCTGACTCCGGCCACCTCGTACGGCTTTGAGGTCATCGACTTCGCCCGCGAGATCGGTCACCCGCTGCTCCCGTGGCAAGAGGTGGCAGTGATCCGCGGCGGCGAGCTCCTGCCGGACGGCCGGCCCCGGTTCCGTATCGTGCTGCTGCTGGTCGCCCGGCAGAACGGCAAGACAGAGCTGCCCGTGGTGCTGTCGATCTACTGGCAGTTCCGCAAGCGGTTCCCGATCATCCTCGGCACGTCGACCAAGATCCCGTACGCCAAGGAGTCGTGGCGCAAGGCGATCAACCTGGTTCGGCGCACCCCTGCCCTGCATGATCAGCATGAGCCGGGCGCGAAATGGTTCCGGCGGACGAACGGCGAGACGGAGTCGTGGACGTACCCGGACTCGGACGGCTACGACTCCCGGTACATGATCGCCGCGGCCAACGCGGAGGGCGGCCGGTCGCTGACGATCAACCGCGGGGTCGCCGATGAGCTACGTCAGCACCGCTCGTACGAGGCGTGGGAGGCGTTCGAGCCCGCCTGCTCCCCGGCCGACGCCCAGATCTGGGGGCTGTCCAACGCGGGCGACTCCCGATCGGTAGTCCTCAACGATCTACAGGACGCGGCCCGCGAGTTCATCGAGACCGGCGTGGGCGACCCGCGGCTGGGCCTGCTCGAGTGGTCAGCGCCGGACGACGCGGACCCGGAAGACGTCGACGCGCTCCTACAGGCCAACCCGCGGGTCGGTCACGGCCTTGACCTCGAGGTGCTGCTGGCCGGCGCGCGCCGCGCGAAACGGCTGGGCGGCGAGGCACTGAACGGCTTCCTTACCGAACGGATGTGCGTCCGGGTCAAGGTCATGAACCCGGCCATCCCCAGCATCGCGTGGTCGAACTGCTGCGACCCGGCCGATCTGCTGTCGGTACGGTCCCGTATCGCCCTGTGTCTCGACCTGTCCCGCGACGGCCAGCACGCCACGCTCGCCGCGGCCGCGGTGCTCGACGATGGCCGGGTCCGGGTCGAGACCCTGGCTGAGTGGACCGGGCCGCGCGCGGCGTCCGCTCTCGAACGGGCGCTACCCGGCTGGGTCGAGACGGTCGGGCCCAAGACGGTCGGGTGGTTCCCGGACGGGCCGGCGGCCGCGGTCGCCGGGCGGCTCGCGGACCGGCGTCGGGCCGGGGTGCGCGGGTGGCCACCTCGCGGGGTGACCGTCTCGGAGATCCGGGGCGAGTCCGCGGCGGTGTGCATGGCGCTCAACAAGGAGGTCGTGGCCGGGTCGCTAGCGCACTCGGATCAGGCCATGCTGACCGCTCAGGTCGATGGGGCCGAGAAACTGTGGATGGGCAACGTGTGGGTGTTCACCCGTCGCGGCGGCGGGAACGTCGACGCCGTGTACGCGGTCGCCGGGGCGGCCTACTTGGCGCGGACGCTGCCCCGGCCACGGAACGTGTCGCGTCGTTCGTACGCAGCGTGAGGCGTTGATCAGCTACGCTGCGCGCGTGGGCAGATTCCTGGCAGCGCTGGACGCGGCTCGACGACTCCTGATCCCGCCGCGTCCGCTCACCCTGGACTTGCCCCCGCTGCACACGTTCGACCTTGCGCCTCAACCGGTCGACCGGCTGCTCACCGCGATGCGGAACGGGCAAGGCCCGGTCGGTCGTAAGGAAGCGCTGTCGATCGCCGCGGTGCAGCGCGGTCGCAATGAGCTGTGCTCGATCGCGACGATCCCGATTCAGCTGTACCAGGGCACCGAGGCCACACCGAGTCCGCTGCTGCGCCAGTTCGATCCGGACGTCCCGAACGTCGTGCACATGGCCATGACCGTTGAGGATCTCGCGCTCGAGCGCATCGCGTGGTGGCAGGTGACCGGACAGGACTTCGACGGCTACCCCATGTCGGTGCGCCGGATCGAGCCCGAACGGGTGCGCCTGACCCGGCCGGACGGCGGCCCTAAGCCCGGTGATGAGCGGTGGGTGTGGATCAGGCAGCACCCCGACAACCGGTACGTGGCGGTCCCGGCCGCCCTGATGATCCGGTTCGACTCGCCGAACCCCGGCATCCTCGAGGCGTGCGCCCGGTCGGTCCGGGTGGCGCAAACCCTCGACCGGTTGATCGAGAGCTACGCGAACAACCCGGCGCTGCGGGAGTACTTCACCGACTCCGATAACCCGGACGTCGACCCGATGGAAGACGACGAGATCGAGCCGTGGTTGGCCGAGTACGCGTCGATGCGCCAGAGCCGGCCGTTCGTCGGCTGGATTCCCTCGAGCGTCAAGCGGGTCGAGGCGGGCATCCCCTCGCCGAAGGACCTGACGCTGTCGGATCTCCGCCAAGGCGTGATGATCGACATCGCGAACGGGCTCGGGGTCGACCCGGAAGACATCGGCGTGTCGACCACCTCGCGCACCTACCAGAACGAAGACGCCCGGCGCCGCGACAAGATCAACCGGATGTACGCGCCGTTCATGTCGGCGATCACCGACCGGCTGAGCATGGGCGACGTGACCCGCTACGGCTACACGGTGCGGTTCGACCTGAACGACTACCTCAAGCCTGACCCGGCCGGCCGTACCGCCTACTACCGGGACATGCAGGATCTGATCGGGCTCACCCCGGAGTACATCGCCGCTCAGGAAGGCATCCCTGTGGGAGCATTCAAGCCGGCGCCCGCGGCCCCCGCGGCCCCGGCCGGACCAGCCACCCCCCCGGCCCCGGTCGACTCAGCCGCGACCGCGGGTCGCCGCTTCGATGCCGGCGGCCCGGCGTTCACGTTCGACGCGCGCGACTTCGCCGACGACGTGGCGGCCCCGGTCGTCGACCCGGCCGCCCGGACCATCACCGGTTTGGCCGTGCCGTACGGCGCGGTCGCCGACAAGTTCGGGATGAAGTACAAGTTCCTGCCCGGGTCGCTCGAGTATTCGAGCCCGGACCGCATGCCCCACCTGCAAGATCACTCGACGCCGGTCGGCTTCCACCGTTCGATCACCGATGGGCAGGCGGGCCCGGTCGTGGCGCTGTCGGTGCTCGGCGGCCCGGACGGATCACCTATCAAGCTCGAGCGTGATCAACTGCTCTACGATGCGCAGAACGGGCTCTACACCGGCCTGTCGGTGGGCGTGGATTTCAGCCTCGATCCTGAAGACGGCGATATCACGATCGATGACGATGGCGTGATCAACGTGCAGCGCGCCACCTGGCGCGAGACGTCCAGTACGTACCTGCCCGCATTCGACGATGCGCGCGTGACCACCGTGGCCGCGAGCTTGACCGGAGGAAACATGGACCCCTGCAAGCACTGCGGGCAGCGTCACGCGCCGAACATCGCGTGCGCGACTTTCGCTCGCCAGAACCCCCCGGCCCAGCCGGCGGCTCAGCCGGCGGCTCAGCCGGCGGCTCAGCCGTTCATGGCCCAGCCGTTGCAGGCCGATCAGGCCCAGCAGTTCCAGCGCTACACCGAATGGCTTGCGACCCAGCAGGCCGCGGCCCAGCCGGCGGTCCAGCCGGCGGTCCAGCCAGGCGCCCAGTCGGCGGCTGGCCCGACCGCGGTCAACGCCAACCACGGATCCGTGCAGGTGATCGAGCCGTCCCCGTACCGGTTCGACCGTCGGGGCAACCTGCGTGCCGGGTCGCACGACTTCTCCTCCGACCTCGTGGCCGGCTGGAAGAGTGGCGACGGTGCTGCTCA